CGCGGTCCTGCTGGAGCCGCACCGGCCCCTGCGCCTGGGGGGGGCGGGGGCATGAGCGGCCCCGCGATGACCCGACGGCTGGTGCTGGAGGCCCCCGAGCGGGTGGCCGATGGCGCGGGCGGTGTCAGCGAAACCTGGGTCGCCTTGGGTCACGTCTGGGCCGCGGGCGAGCTGCGCGGCGCGGGGCGCGAGGTGGACCAGGCGGCGCGGCTTCAGCTGAAGATCACGATGCGCGCGGTGCCCGTGGGGGCCGGGGCGCGGCCCACGGCGGCGATGCGGTTCCGCGAGGGCGCGCGGCTCTACCGGATCGAGGCGGTGCATGAGAGCGACGCGACGGGCCGCACGCTGACCTGTTTCGCGGTCGAGGAGGTGGGGCGATGAGCTACGGCAGTTCGGCCGCCCTGCAGGCGGCGGTTTTCGCGGCGTTGACCGGCGATGCGGCGGTGGCGGCGCTGTCGGGCGGCGCGATCCATGACGCGCTTCCGCCGGGGCCTTTGCCGCCGCTTTACGTGGCGCTGGGGCCGGAGCGGGTGCGCGAGGCGGCGGACGGCACGGCGGGGGGTGCGGTGCATCTGTTCCCGGTCACGGTGGTGAGCGAGGGCGCGGGGTTCGCGGGCGCGAAGGCGTTGGCGGCGGCGATCTCGGACGCGTTGGACGGGGCCGACCTGAGCCTGTCGCGGGGGCGGCTGGTGAGCATGGCCTTTCAGCGGGCGCGGGCCCGCCGGGTGGATGGCGGGCGGGAAATCGAGCTGTGGTTTCGCGCGCGGGTGGATCAGGACGCGTGAGCGTCGTCTGGCAACTGACTGACAATATTGGAGTTTGGAAATGGCGGCGCAGAGCGGCAAGGACCTTTTGGTGAAGGTCGACATGGACGGGAACGGCGTGTTCGAGACGATGGCGGGGCTGCGCGCGACGCGGCTGAGCTTCAACGCGGAACAGGTGGATGTGACGAGCCTGGAGTCGGCGGGCGGCTGGCGCGAGCTGCTGGCGGGTGCCGGCGTGAAATCGGCGGCGATCTCGGGCTCGGGCATCTTCCGGGACGCGGCGACGGACGAGCGCGCGCGGCAGATCTTCTTCGACGGGGCGACGCCGGGCTTCCAGGTGGTGATCCCGGATTTCGGCATCGTGGAGGGGGCGTTCCAGATCACGGCGATCGAATACGCGGGCACGCATGACGGCGAGGCGACCTACGAGATGTCGATGGCCTCGGCGGGTGCGCTGGTCTTCACGGCGATCTGAGGCATGGCTGCGGGTGCGAACCCCTGGGCGGGCGAGGTGGTGCTGGTCGTCGATGGCGAACGGCATCGCGCGAAGCTGACGCTGGGCGCGCTGGCCGAGCTGGAGGCGCGGCTGGAGGCCGAGAGCCTGGCCGATCTCGTGGCGCGGTTCGAGGGCGACGCCCTGCGGGCGCGCGACGTGCTGATGCTGGTTTGCGCGGGGCTGAGGGGCGGGGGATGGGAGGGCGACCTGCCCGACCTTCTGTCGGCCGAGATCGAGGGCGGCCCGCTGGAGGCGGCGCGGGTGGCCGCGCGGCTTTTGGCGCTGGCGTTCCGGGTGCCGGAATGAGCGCGGGCGGCTTCGACTGGCCCGCGCTGATGCGGGCGGGGCTGCAGGGGCTGGGGCTTGCGCCCGCGGTCTTCTGGGCGCTGACGCCCGCGGAACTGCTGATGATGCTGGGCGAGGGCGAGGGGGCCGCCCCGATGGGGCGCGACCGGCTGGAGGCGCTGGCGGCCCGGTTTCCCGATGTGACCACGAAGGAGAGCGGCGATGGCCGAGACGGATGACGGCATGGACGCGCTGGAGGCACAGATCGCCGAGCTGGAGGTGAGCCTGTCGGGGGCGACCGGCATGGCGGCCGCCTTTCAGGCGGAGCTGCGGGGGATGCAGGAAACGATGCTCTATACGGGGCGCGAGGTGCAGGGGATGAGCCGCGCGATCGGGGGCGGCTTGCGGCGCGCCTTTGACGGGGTGGTGTTCGACGGGATGCGGCTGTCGGATGCTTTGCGGACGGTGGCGCGGAGCATGGTGGACGCCGCCTATAACACCGCGATGCGGCCGGTGCAGAACGCCTTGGGCGGGTTTATCGCCAACGGGATCAACAGCTTGGTGAGCGGCATCCTGCCGTTCCAGAAGGGCGGCGCGATCTCGCAGGGGCGGGTGATGCCCTTTGCGCGGGGGGGCGTCGTGCAGGGGCCGACGCCGTTCCCGATGCGGGGCGGCATGGGGCTGATGGGCGAGGCGGGGCCGGAGGCGATCATGCCGCTGCGCCGTGGGCCTGACGGGCGGCTGGGCGTCGCCGCGGCGGGCGGGGGCGCGCCGGTGCATGTGGTGATGAACATCACGACGCCCGATGTGCAGGGTTTCCAGCGCAGCCAGACGCAGATCGCGGCCCAGATGGGCCGGGTGCTGGCGCGCGGGCAGCGCAACCGCTAAGGGGGCAGGGACATGGGATTTCACGAGGTTCGCTTTCCCGCCAACCTGAGCTTCGGCTCGGTCGGGGGGCCGGAGCGGCGCACGGAAGTGGTGGCGCTGAGCAATGGTTACGAGGAGCGCAACACCCCCTGGGCGCAGTCGCGCAGGCGGTATGACGCGGGCGTCTCCTTGCGCTCGCTCGACGATATCGCGGTGCTGATCGCGTTTTTCGAGGCGCGGCGCGGGCAGCTTTACGGGTTCCGCTGGAAGGACTGGTCGGATTTCAAGAGCTGCGCGCCCTCGGGCACGCCCGGTTTCCGCGACCAGGAGATCGCGGTGGCCGACGGGGTGCAGCGGGTGTTCGGGCTGTCAAAAAGCTATCGCTCGGGCGGGCATGTCTACGTGCGGCCCGTGGCCAAGCCGGTCGAGGGCAGTGTCCTAGTGGGCATCACCGGCGATGAGCAGGTGCTGGGCGTGGATTTCGAGCTGGACGTGACGACGGGCGAGGTGCGTTTTGCCGAGCCGCCCGACGCGGGCGAGGTCATCACGGCGGGGTTCGAGTTCGACGTGCCGGTGCGGTTCGACACGGACATCATCCAGACCTCGGTCGCCAGTTTCCACGCGGGCGAGGTGCCCGAGGTGCCGGTCGTGGAGATCCGGCTGTGAGCGGGGTGGCGGGGCTGGACGCCCACCTGGCGACCGGCGCGACGGGGGTCTGCCGCTGCTGGAAGCTGGTGCGCGGGGATGGCGTGGCTTTCGGTTTCACCGACCATGACCGGGCCTTGAGCTTCGAGGGGGTCGAGTTTCGCCCGGAAAGCGGTTTGTCGGCTGCGGCCTTGATGCAGACCACGGGCCTGTCGGTGGACAATACCGAAGCCGTGGGCGCGCTCAGCGACGCGGCGATCACCGAGGCGGATATCGCGGCGGGCCGCTATGACGGCGCGGCGGTGGAGGCGTGGCTGGTGCAATGGGCGGCGCCCGAGAACCGGGTGCTGCAGTTCCGCGGCTCGTTGGGCGAGCTGACGCGGGCGGGCGGGGCCTTTACCGCCGAGCTGCGCGGGCTGGCGGAGCGGATGAACGTGGCGACGGGCCGGGTCTACCAGCGCAGCTGTTCGGCGGTGCTGGGGGACGGGGCCTGTGGCGTGGACCTGTCGGCGGCGGGCTATTCGGCGGAGGTGTCGATTGCCGCGCTGGAGGAGGCGCGGGTGTTGTGGCTGGACGGCCTGGAGGCCTTCGAGCCGCGCTGGTTCGAGCGCGGGCGTTGCGTGGTGCTGGACGGGGCTGCCGCAGGGCTGGAGGGGGCGATCAAGATCGACCGGCCCGAGGGCGGGCTGAGGCGCGTGGAGCTGTGGGACAGGGTGCGGGCCGAGCTGGCCGTGGGGGATCGTGTCAGGATCACCGCGGGGTGTGACAAGCGGATGGAGACCTGCCGGTTGAAGTTCGGCAACCTTCTGAATTTTCGCGGCTTTCCCGATCTGCCGGGCGAGGATTGGATGGTGGCGCATCCGTCTCGCGTGTCTGCGCGGGATGGCGGGAGCCGGCGATGAGCGCGGTGGTGGAGGCCGCGCGGGGTTGGCTGGGCACGCCCTATGTTCACCAGGCGAGTTGCCGGGGCGCGGGGTGCGATTGCCTTGGGCTGTTGCGCGGGGTGTGGCGCGATCTTTACGGGCAGGAGCCCGCGCCGGTGCCCGCCTACACGGCGGATTGGTCCGAGACCTCGGGCGAGGAGCGGCTGTGGCAGGCGGCGCGGCGGCATCTCGTGGCGCGGCCATTGGCCGAGGCAGCTCCCGGTGACGTGATCCTGTTCCGGATGCGCGATGGCGGGGTGGCCAAGCATCTGGGGCTGCAATCCGTGGCGGGCCCCGCGCCGCGGTTCATCCATGCCTATTCGGGGCGTGGAGTGGTGGAAAACGCGCTGACGCCGCCCTGGGCGCGGCGGATCGTGGCGCGCTTCGCGTTTCCGGAAAGGATGTAACGGCATGGCGACGATCCTGCTTTCGGCCGCGGGTGCGGCCATCGGTGGCATGAGCTCGGGCACGGTGCTGGGCCTGACGGGCGCGGTGGTGGGCCGCGCGGTGGGGGCCACGCTGGGCCGGGTGATCGACCAGCGGTTGCTGGGCGCAGGCTCGGAGCCGGTCGAGCGGGGGCGGATCGACCGGTTCCGCCTGACGCAGGCGGGCGAGGGCGCGCCGGTGGCGCAGCTCTTCGGGCGGATGCGGCTGGGCGGGCAGGTGATCTGGGCGACGCGCTTCGTCGAGTGCACCAGCACGACGGGGGGCGGCAAGGGTGCGCCGCCGCAGCCGAAGACGACGACTTACGCCTATTCGGTCAGCCTTGCGGTGGCCTTGTGCGAGGGCGAGATCCGGCGGGTTGGTCGGGTCTGGGCCGACGGGGTCGAGCTGGACCAGACGACGGTCACGATGCGGGTTTATCGCGGGACCGGGGACCAGATGCCCGATCCGCTGATGGAGGCGGTGGAGGGCGCGGGGCAGGTGCCGGCCTATCGGGGCATCGCCTATGTCGTGTTCGAGGACCTGGACCTGACGCCCTTCGGCAACCGGGTGCCGCAGTTCGCCTTCGAGGTGGTGCGCCC